CTTTAAGCCTAACGGGGTAGGCGACCATAGCCGCATCCGCTTCTATATATGCGCTTTTTACGTCATATTGCATCGTCATAATCAAGTTCCTTTAAAAACAGGGCTAAAAGCCCCTTGGGTTGATTACGCAGTACGAGTAAACACGTAAGCTGTTGCGCTAGAGAACATGATGGTAAAACGAGCAAGACCCGTTACACCAGAGGCAACAGTCAAATCGCCAAAAGTACCTGCGGCAGCAGCAGCATCAACAGCGCCGGTAGACAAGACGCCGTTGGTGGCAACAGCAATAGTTACAGTCGACGCACCGCCTGTGTTGTCAATAAACAAATCAAACGCAGTACCTTTAGTAGCGCTTAAAGCGGCTCCCAACAAAGTGCCAGTCGGCAAAGTAATGGTTGTAGCGGCTGCTGAAGTAGATGTGATGTAACCCGCTGCAACTTGTGCTGCAGTAGCTGTGGCCGTTGCGTTAATTGCGTTAGCGGCTGTGGGGGTGTGATCGACAATGAAGCCGTTTAAAGATACGACTGGGCCGGAGAATGTGGTGCGTGCCATGATTTTTCCTTACATACAAGTTAAGTGCATCAGTCTGTATGTCGTCAGCCGGGACTGTCTAATGCACCGGATAAGCCCGGATTACTGTGTTTATATCACGGCGTTTCAGAGTGTGCAACAAGTTTGTTGGACTTCTTTAAATTTTTTTCTTGCGTGATGACGCGCAGGTTCCATGGCACGTGCAAGCCACACACCTCGTGAGAGCGTAACGGCACGATGTGGTCGACAACATACTGCTCCCCAGTAGTCTGCGTCATGGTAATGGCCATTTTGTATATTTCCCGCATTGCGCTTTTTTGCGCTCTAGTAAGCCATTTAGGAGTGGCTTCGCGGTGCTTTCGTCTGCGGTTTTTTGTATCCGCACGTACCCAAACACTGTTCCGTTCTTTCCACGCATTCTGATACTCGCGTTTAATGTGCTGCGGACGCGTAGATGCTGCAGCGATTACCGCTTCCCTATTTTCCTGATACCACTCGTTTTTGCGGTCTTTAACATCTTCGCGCTTGTTGTACTCACGAAAGTATCCAGCGCGTTCAGTATTGCCTTTGGTCCACTCGACTTTTAAACACTCAACACAAGAACCTTTAGTCTTGCGCGGAGCTATGTGGCCATGTTTGCATGGTTGTCCAGTGAAATAGTACTTATTGCCGGTTTTCTTTGCTTCTTCCCGCGTTGCGGGCATCTTTGACGTATCCATTACTTTCTCCTGTGACTTAGTTACAGGTAATTGTATCACAATAAAAAAGCCACCCGAAGGTGGCTTTTAAAGGGGCAAGAGTTATTAGGCTCCTGCTGAACCCCACATACCCAGAGGGTCTGACCAGCCGAAGCTGTAACGCTCACGTGCTTTGTAGCGAACGTTTCCAGTGTCAAAGTCTCCATCCATTGAGTTTTGCAAGGCAATACGCTCAAAGTGCTTCATACCGTTAGGCACGTCGGTAATCAAATACCAACCGTTTGTGTCGGTCAGGTAGTGGTTAACGCAGTAACCTTCAGGGATTGCGCCCATCTGCTTCAACGCGTTGATATCGTTGTCAGCAGTAGAAACACGCAGTTCAGTGTCAAGCAAACGCTTAGCAACGAACATCAGTGCTGGGGGAACAACCATCTTACGGGGCTTAGCGGCGATCAACAGACCACGCTCATCAGTCCACGCAGCAATTTGAATCACGGCGTTTTCTAAAGATGTCTCGTTCAAGTCAACACCAACTGTTGGACTGTTGAAGTTCACGCCGCCGTTAACAAGGGGGTGACCAACACGAGTGCTAGAGCTGTTATTACCGAACAAAGTGACGCCGTCACCGCCCAAGTATGAACCGTTGAAACCGTTATTGATAACGGAAGCGGCTTTAACTTGCTTGGTGTAGGACATTGCACGGGCCAAAGACTTCGTGTAACGAGCAGACAAGCTGTCGTACAAGTTATCTTCCACAGCTTCTTCCGTGATGGAGAAACCGAGGGCGATAGTCTCGTGGTTGTATCGTGCTGTGAAGGCTTCTTGAGCATTGTCATAGCTGATGGCAGAGCCTTCATTTTTGACTGGAGCAGAACCAAAGCCAGCAAGCTTTGTCTCTTCTTCAAAGCTACGCTCAGATTTCTCTGTTTCGTAGATTTCTTTGTGCTCTTCGCCGTAGCGAGCGTATTCCATACCGAACAAAGCGTTCAGACCGGGGAGCAACTCTTTAAGTAGTTGTGCGCGTGAAATTGCCATGATTTAGCTCCTTACAGGCCGACGTTGTTTAAATACGAGTGGGCACTGGGGTTGAACTTAACCAACACATCAGTGAACGCGTCGCCAATTTCTGAGAAGCCTTCCAGCTCAACAAAACCCACAATACGGAAAGCCGCCGCAGTAGTTACCACGGTGGACTCCAAAGCGCTAGTTGAGTTACCAGTTGTGGTGGAACCAGTGCTAGTGCTCTGTACAGCAGCGAAGAAAGTGTTAGTGCCCAAAATAGTTTGAGCGCCAGAACCATCTAGCTGTGCTTGGAAGGTAACAAACGGATCAGTAATAACCTTGGCTGTTACCACACCGGTTGTGCCGGAGGGGTAGTACTGAGCGTTAATTACTTGACCTTGTGCATTGACATATTCGCAGCCGACGAAAACGCCGATTGCACCTATGCTGCTGCCGCCAAGGTTGTTGGTCGTAACGTCGGCACCAGTGGCGGTCGAAATGGCTAGATAGCCGTCCGCGCCAATAATGACTACTTGACCATAGAAAATGTTGGTGGCTTCGCCAGCAGGATCAATCAGAAAAGTCTGAGTTGCGCCTGCGTAGGGCATGCCATCAACGCGATTTACGGGGCGAAGCCCGTAGGGAGTAGCGGTAGATGCCATTTAAGGACTCCTAAGTTTATTTAGAACCAGAACCAAATCCACCACGCGTTGTTGTCGACTTGCGTTCGGCAAACAGCGGCATACGTGGATCATTTTGTCGCATGAAGTTGTTGTCAACTGAGTCCATCTGGTTTTGAGCTTGTTGGTCATAGTAATCATCCCGGGCTTGGGCTTTTTCTAATGGCATCTTGCAAAGCATGAGGCCACCAATTTCCACATTCCCAGTCTTCTCACTACCCATCAGCATCAATTCTGGATGGTCTTCTGCCTTTACCGGCACCCAACCTTCACGCATTTTGCGCGATACATTGGTTACTTCCGCTTGTCCCAGAACGTGAGTCGCTACCCAGCGATACACAAAACCCGGTTCAGGCGTTGGATCAGGCAAATTTGTCGGCGGTACGTATACAGCACGAGCAGATTTTTCGCGTGTCGTTAGATCACGATTTTTGCGGTCAATTGTTTCAGCCATTTCAACTCTCCAGTTTCGCTACTTGTGCAGCATATTGCTGCGGGGTTAAACCTAATTTTTTAGCTAACGCAACTTGCGTTGTTGTCAGCCTAATCTTTCCTGCGCTCGTAGAACGAGACACAGAGGCAACCACTGTCGTAGGTCGCTTTTGAACCTCACCAGACCTTGGCTTGTCTTCTCTCCGACCAAATAGATCAGGAAACGAGGACTTCATGCGAGCGTCAATTTGCTCGAAGTATTCAGCAGAGCGGGGATCCACTCCGTTTGTGACTAGTTTTTGGTGCAGCCCTAGTGCGTAGCTGGTGTATTCTTCAAACCCCTGTTGTCCGAACCACTGGTTTTTTGCCTGCCAGCGCAGAGTTTTTTCGTCGGGCTCCACCTGTGAAGGTTGGGTTTGTTGTGGTTGTACATCAAATTTATCTTCCTGTAAAGGGGCAGGACGATAATTTTTTGTTTGCTCCATACGGATTTTTGCATCCATCACAGCTTCTTGGGCTGCAATGATTGCATCAGTATCAAAGGACTCTTGTGCTTCCTTCAGCGTACGACGGGCCATTTCTAGCTCGCTAACTGCTTTTGACTTAGCGCCAGCAATGATAGCTTCTTGTCCTGTGTACACATTTTTCTTGAGGCGTTTGTTCTCCTCAATCAACTGCTGTGCTAGACGCTCCAGCTCTTGTTTCTCACGCATTGTTGCTTCTTTGACACGGCGCTCGTCGTGGCGTGCGTGTGTCAGCTCTTTAATGCGTCCTTTGACTTTGTCAGAGTAAGACTCAATTTCTTCATCGGTTGGATCAAGCACTTCGCGGTCTAGGGGCTTGCGGCCTCTGTCTTGCGCAGGCGTGTCGTCTTCAATCTCGATGTCTACATCGCCTTCAATCTCAATCTCAATCTCAGGCGTTTTGTCTTCTTCCAACTCATGTGGAAACTTGTATGGTTCAGCCATATTCTTCCTTTCAAGCGCGGGTCAGGCCGCGAGGGTCTAGCACAACAGCATCAACTTGGTCATCGTTGATGAGACGGAACTCCTTGCCAAATATCTTAAATCTGGTACCGGAGTAAGTACGTACTAACACGAAGTCGCCCTCTTTACACCATGCTCCGTTAGGAAACTTGGCGGTGTCTTTGTACGCATCGGGACCTACACGCATTACAAACAATACCGTGGTGGCATGTTCTTCTTGGCGCATAGTGGCGGTATCTCTCACGAGATCCAGTGATGTACCTGCAATCTTTTGTTCGACTTCAGGCACGACGCAGAGCAATTTCCAACCTGTTGGGGCGGGCAGTGCACCTGCTTTTGTTTCATTGTCATCATCTTCGTCAGGCTGTTCGACTGGCTGGATGTGTAGCGGCAACGAAATACCGGGGGGCAGGATTAATCCTGCTTCAGTTCCTATCATGGGATTCTTCAACTTTCTTCAGCAGGTCAAGTAGATAACGCTCTGCAAGGGCTAGACCCGAAATAATCCCGCAGAGTTTTTGATATTCCTCGAATGATCGACATGCGCCCCCAGCCAAGTCATCGGCATAGTTGTTCATGTCCCTACGTATTTGGTCGCGCAATACGTGTGCGAAGTCTTGAATCATTTAGGTGGTTTTGGTTGGTTTTTAGATGCGTGCTGCAGTGACGCAGTACGTGCTTGCAAATC